ATTCATGTGTAACTGGTTTAACCTGAGTTGTTACCCAAGTCCAGATATAGTAAACAAAGTATCCTAATCCGCATGCTGCTATGATAGGAAACCCATATTGACTTATAGCTGCACCAATATCCATTAATCTTTCCTCGCATCTTTCTGGCCGTCTGCACGTGCAATACGTGATAAATCTGGTTCAATATCAAAGGCAGCCGATAACTGCACATCAATTCGTATAATCTCATTATTCATTGTCTTGACTCGATTATCAAGCGCCATAACAAATATTCGTTGTTGCTGTATGTCTTTCAGTACTCCGTCTAATATAAATCTTAAGATGAGAAAGATAAAATAGCCGCCAACGGTTGCAGCCGCAATAGGAAATCCAACGTCAGTTACTAATGATAAAAAATCCATATTCGACCTATTTTTTAGTGTACATATACTTATAATAGTGGTATAATAATTTGTATGTATATTTATATAAAGGAAAACTAGAAATGTCAATTTGTGGCGAAATAGAGAACGTCGAACGTGAAATTGAACAAGTCAAAGAAACTATTGCTGAAATGAAGCAATATCCAAGTCAACAAAGAGAGTTACACGATCAATTAATAGCATTAATGAGAAGAAAAGAACGCCTCGAAGCGGTGTAACTTTTATGTTACAGTTTTACACATATTCGAATAAAGCGCATATGTCATGTGCTTTTTTGTGTACATTTGATTCGTTACACGTTATAACTTAATTATCAAAAGAAAAAAAAGGATTTAAATTATGTTCGATATAGTATCACACGATTACGGAATGTTTACAACTGCTGGCAATGACGCAGTTCAAGGTGTTGTTAATGCAATCATTAATATGTCTGGAAATGCTACTGAAGACGAATTGACAAAAGCTACTATGGGAATGCTTCATGCATTATCAGATATCAAAGCTTATTCTGAAGCCATAGACACTGTGGTTCGTGAGAATGTGTTTTCTATGATAAACTATAAGTTATCAAATCCCGATTTCACTCACAAAATTGTTGGATCTGAAGTATGAGAGTAGTAATAGAAAATATTATGATGCATTGTGGTTGTACTCAAGAGTCAGCCGAAGATATCGATTTTGAAATGGTTTACGACTATTCTAACTATCCAGAAGGATGGCATGAAGCAGTCGATGAAGCTCGAAAGAAAGTAAAAGTAATACCTGAAAGTGGTTTAAAGCATGAATGGTAGTATGCCATATTGTCACACCCCTATGTACTTTTTGAAATTAACTGCTATATACATAATAGCTTGAATAAGGAATATATTATGATTACATCACAACAACTAGCAGATCGTCGTATGATGATCCAAGCCGCAGCCGAACGTATTCGTTCTCGCAAAGCTCAAATGGCTCGTATCAAAAAAGCATGTAAGCGCACATCATCTGTTGCGCGTAAAGTCAAACCTAAAAAAGATCAGGTTACGGGCTTCGAAGATGCAGGTACTAATCCAAATTATTACACAGATGCATCTAAGTATGCCAAAGAATACTATGGTCAACGCTACGAAGATACCACACGCTGGGACGACGTAGGCGATCACAACGATTGGTCTTAATATGACAATGCATCTTGTACGTGGTATGTCTACCACTTCAACTAAAAAACGCAAATCGCGTAAAAAGTCAAAGTCGCTTCTCAATGCAGAAGCGGCTCTGGCCAAATACTATTCTAAGTTAGGTGTAGGTACATCTACAGCTAATGCAGGTATCGATATTCCAGATTATCGTCAACATAAAAATACAATTCCTACGGCTGGACGTATGATTGGTAACGGATCTAAGAAAGAGTCTAACACTTACACTGGTACAGAAATTGCTGGTATTGCTACTATGCATAAATCAAATGCTGTGCCTGTTCGCAAAGACTCGAATGACGCAATTGATATTGCGAATATGAGGAGATAATATGACAGATCTATTTAATAAATATAAGGAGGCTCTCGAAAACGGACATTGCACAGTACATTTTATGAAAGTCTCTGGTGAACAACGTACCATGAGATGTACGTTAAAGAAAGAAGATATACCATCAGCATCAAAGTCTGATCCACTATCACAGACTAAGATAAGAGAACTATCAGAAGACGTACTTCCGGTATGGGATCTTGATGCAAAAGGATGGAGGTCTTTCAGAGTTGATAATGTAATTAGTTTTGAATAGGAGTTTGAATGGATCTGACAACATTAATATACGCATTAACTGCATTGATAGGATATCTTTCTTATCGAATAGGAGTTGGTCAACGAGAACGAGTGATTGCTCAATGTGTAGAATATTTGATTAAAGAAGGTTATCTGTTGACAGATGATCAAGGTGATATAAAGGTGAGAAAATAATGGCAGCTAGACGATCGATGCCTCGTAAGAAAAAGAAAGTAGTTTTACCACGTAGAATAAAGAGTGGTATTGGTGCTGCGCCAACTGATAGTTGGAGATGGTTTGCAGAATATATTCGTATGGATATAGATCCAAAAGATATTATGGCAGTTCTTAAAACGTATGTTAAAAAGAATTGTCCTAAAGAATATTTGTCTGTAGCAGACTGGCATTTTACAATGTATCGAGTACAAGCTGCAAGTATATTATGGAAAGAAAAAGGTTTAGAGTTTCCAAAAAATCACAATCACGATGCTACTATTGCAATGTGGATAAAGGATATTGAGCGAGCAGTATCTAAAAAGAAATTCGTAGAACAGAATACTTCTGCTAAAAGAAGTCCTGCACAAATACTACGTTTGAAACAAGAGAATATAATCGGTGCGATTGAAGAAGTATTAGACAATGGCATATACGATCCAACAGGATATTCTCCTTATGATGAATTAATAAAAGATAATCATGCACAGTCAACTGCCAAGGCTGTAGTAGATTATTATACACCAATTCGTGATGAAGCAAAAGAATTGGTAGAAAAGAAAACAGCTGACTTAGTTGAAGCATTTAATCATATGAGTACGACAGTACGTAAGAAGTATCTTGCGTTCTTAGATCATATTGTAGCAGATGCCACACGATATATGATGGCAAAGAAAGCCACACGTAAGGTATCAGTACCGCGTCCAAAGTCTGCATACTCTCAAATATCAAAGATGAACTATGCGAAAGAGAGTGCAGAATATAAGATTACATCTATTGATCCACTCTTGATTGTAGGTGCACGAAGAGTCTGGGCATTCAATACTAAATACAAACATCTCACTGAGTTCGTGTCAAATGAACGAGATGGTTTTACTGTCAAAGGTAGTACGCTACAAAAGATAGATCTTGACAGATCGCGTAAGATTACATTACGCAAACCACAAGAGTTTCTACCTGTTATACAAGGTAGTACTCAAAAACAAATTGAGACTGCATATAATCAGCTCACTACTAAGTCACAACCACGAAAAGATGGTCGTATAAATAAAGATACAATAATAATGAGAGTATTTGAAAAATGATAGATGATGAAACTTTTTTGAACAAACCAAACTTTACTAAAATGGTTGAAAACAAAGTACTAGATACAAAACAATCCTATATGGATGCTGTACTAGATCTTTGTGATAAACTAGATATTGATCCGATTGATGTGAAGAAATTCGTATCACCGATCATACAAAGTAAGATTGAAGCGGAGGCAATGACGCTCAACCTTATTCCTAAACAAAATACATTGTCATTCGACTAAATAACTATTTACATTACAGTAATACTATGTTATAATAATTTTATACTACAGCACATACGAGGAAAATACATGAGCTTTCAAAATTTAAAACGCAATAAAGATTTAATATCTAAACTAGTCAACGAAGCCGAGAAAGTCGGCGGAGGTGGCGAAAAGAAAAACTACGGCGATGACCGTGTTTGGAAACCAACAGTAGACAAAGCAGGCAATGGCTATGCGGAGTTTAGGTTTCTACCAGCACCAGAAGGTGAAGACCTACCATGGGTACGTTATTGGGATCATGGATTCAAAGGCCCTACAGGTCAATGGTACATCGAAAAATCACTCACATCAATAGGACAAAACGATCCGGTTGGTGAACTCAATTCTAAACTATGGAATTCAGGTCACGATGAAGATAAAGAAACTGCACGTAAGCAAAAGAGACGCTTACACTATGTTTCGAATATTTACATTGTATCTGATCCAGGTAATCCAGATAATAATGGCAAAGTATTCTTATATCAATATGGTAAGAAAATCTTTGATAAGATTATGGATGTTATGCAACCACAGTTTGCAGACGAAACTCCTATGAATCCATTTGATTTCTGGGAAGGTGGTAACTTCAAGCTGAAGATACGACAAGTCGAAGGCTATCGTAACTATGATAAGTCAGAGTTCTCTAGTCCGAGTGTACTCAATGATGATGAAGCTAAGTTGGAAACCATCTATAATATGATGCATCCGATTGGTGAGTGGGCAGATCCTGCTAACTATAAATCATATGACGAGTTGAAGAGAAAGATGAATATGGTTCTTGCCATTACAGATTCTCCTACGATTGCAGAGCAGTCACAACTCGGTGAAGAAACAGTTGCAGCTCCTATGAAGGAAATGCAAGCACCAGTCACTGCAGCTGAAATGCCAGCTGAAGAAGACGATACGTTAAGTTACTTTGCGAAGATAGCTAACGGTTAATAATTAAAGGGAGCTTCGGCTCCCTTTTTTATTTCTTAATAATAATGTTGCAGATTTGGCGGTCCATAACCCATCCATTCTATTGGATTTGTATCTATGGTTTTAAGGCCATTACCTCCATTAACATTAGTAACAGCTGTCATATTAGTACTCTTTGCATCTATAAATGAACTAACATTCCCGCGACCAGCTTCTGGACCATTCATTAATTGAGCTGGTGACATTCCTACTATTGGACTAGATACAGGAGGTACATTAAATCCATCCATAGTAGCTGCTTCTGCAAATGCCGGTGCAAATAAATAATTTAAGAGGCCAGTAAAAGTTGAACCAGCCTTCGCAGTTTTCTTTACTTTGGAGTCATTTGAAAGCATTGAAGAAACACCACCTGAAATCGCTGCTGCTTTGTATCTATTCATACCAGTAGCATAACTACCTGCAGATTGGGCAATTCTAGCTGCTTTAGCTTCAGATAAACTAGAAATATTTGAAGTTCCCATCATTACATCACCAGGTACCAGTTGACCTAAAGTAGAATCTTTCATACCACCAGAATTCATGGCCATCATGGCTTGGTTCTGTTGAACACCTTTTTTAGCTCTTTGAAATACTTCTATTTCTTTTTTATATCTCATCATTGCATTCTTTTTCTTAAATGCCACATCAAATAAGAATTTAGCTATAAAATATCCGGATTTAAATCCTAGGTAACCACCTATTACACCACCAGCAAATATGCCTAAAGGACCAGCTACAGCTCCTACACTTGCACCAAGAGCAGCACCGAGAGCACCTCCTGCAAATCCACTAATTAGTGCACCAACACCTACTATTTGTTCAGCCAGTGTATAATGAGCAGGTACAAGCATTTCCTCACCTGTCAAAGCATTTGATAATACTAGTTTTTTATTAAATAAGATTAATGCGATTTCAGCGAGGACTGCCCCAGTAAAAACTGTTCTCATTAGTATCGGATTAAATAACCATCTCATAACAGTTCTAAGCGGTCCAGGAGTATATTGTTTTCCGAATTCAAAAAGTGCAGTTCCATATGCATATACATTTGGAAACATCTTCTGTTGTGGAAATAAATTTGCTTGTACTAAAGCTCTAAAAGTTTCCTTTTCACTAAAGTCAGGTAAAATCTTAGCGGCGCTGCTGAAGAGAGCTCTCAAAACACCTTTCGACACGCCGTTTTGTTGTTTGTTAACCGAACCGCGAGGCGACTGAGTACCCCCAGTTCCAACTGTAGCTTTTAAGTTTCTAAAATCTTCCTTAGTTATGAACTGAAATCCACCACCAAAAGTTTTTGCTCCAAATCTGCTGCCGTATTGTTTTGCTGTTCTAGCATCAAAATCACGAGGACTTGAACCAACTGGGATATTTGGTTTAAAACCGCCTCTTGGTACTCCGGCTGAGTTAGTACCGCGCATATTTCGACCACCGTCTCCCATACTAGTACGCTGAAGCGGAAGTGTTCTATTAGGAATGGTGGGTTTGCCAGTACCAGGTGTGCCAGTACCAGATGATAATAATGT